TGGGCAAGTACTTGAACCCAATGGGTTTATCTCAACCATTGCAAGTGCCGCCACATCACTGACCATCCGCGCATCTGGGCGCGAAATCACTTAAGGAGAACAACATGGACAAATTTATGATGATGCCCAAAGGGTTCATGGGCTTGCCGATGGATGAAGAATTCATCACCAACGCAGAAAACAAAAAGAACTACGCTATTGCAGTTCAAGATTGGAACTATGGCCCAGAAATGCCAACCAATGAACCTGGGGCCAATAAAGAGTTTTACGTGGGGCTGGCAGAAGCCATGCAGTGCGATGAAAAAGACGCACGGCGCAAGCATTGCTCAAACTGTGATTACTACGATAACAGCTTCATGACCCAAGTGCGGATTGAGCGAATCCCAATGGCGGCATACGACAAAGGCGCAGGATTCAGGGGTCATTGCGAAAAGCTGAACTTCATCTGCAACGATATGCGGGTTTGTCAGGCTTGGGAAGATAGAGAGTATGAGGATTGACCTTTTGTCAATTTGTGCGAAAATCAAGCCGCTGAGTCTTTGGCATCCAGCGGCCTTCCCTACATAGGAGTTGTGCATGACCGATGGACTGCGAGAGAACCTAACAAAGGTTTTTATGCTACCTGAATCAGCCGTTGAGTGGTTGATAATGGTGTATGACGCAATTCAAGTCTTTGATGATGTAGCGGATGGCGATTCAGTCGAGCGTAAAGACCTTAATGCGGTCATTTGGAATACACTGGTGGGTATACCCCAGAACGCATTTTTTATCGCCAATAACCACCATCTAGTGCCTTTGCTGGCTACAAACATTCTCAAGTGGCAAGCATCAGACACGGCAGAGCGCAATAAACAGGCAGATGCCAAATCGTTTATGTGGCGTGCTGGGTATTACGATCTTGTTTTGATGGTGGTTTCGCTAGTGCATGGTGCTGGTTTTGCCACGCTGAATGGTCATCATGTGATGGCCTTATACGGCGAAAAATTTGAAGATTATTTGAAGGAGTTTGGCGATGCCTGATCCAGTCACAGCCCTAGTCGTAGGTGGAACTGCACTTGTTAGCAGTTACACGCAAGCTGAAGGTGCAAAACAAGCCGCTGGCACACAAGCAGGAGCCGCACAAGCTGGGATTACAGAACAGCGCACTGCTCTTGATAAACTCCAAGCTCTACTCAAGCCTTATGTTGATGTTGGCGCACCAGCAATCACTGGTCTAAAACCCTATGCAGAAGCAGGTGCACCAGCTTTTGAACAGCAACAGGCATTGCTTGGGTTACGTGGTCCAGAAGCAGAGCGTGCCGCCATTGAGCGAATCAGTGGTGGTGCAAGATTTCAAGAAATGGCACAACAGGGCGAAGAAGCATTACTTTCAGGGGCATCAGCTACTGGTGGTTTGAGGGGGGGCAATATTCAGGGCGCATTGGCCCAATACAGACCTGCATTGCTTTCCAGTTTGATTGAACAGCAATATGGCAAATTGGGTGGTTTGGCCGATATTGGGCGTGAAACACAAACAAATTTGGCGAAAATTGGTCAAGCGTCTGCCGCTGGTGTAGGGGCGCAAGGCGTTACGACAGGGACTAATGTTGCAAATCTTTTAAGTCAGCAAGGGCAAGCAGTGGCTGGCGGTCAATTGGGAGAAGCCAGAGCTTACGGTCAATTGTTGAATTTGCCATCTCAATTTCTTGGTATGCAGATGGGTGCTGGCAGTAAAACACCAGGTTTTGGTTCACTTTTTGGATAAAACATGGCAACCATTAATCCATTCCAACCTCCAATCAACTATGCAGTTGATGTTCAAAGTCCGTTTGAATCTGTTTTAGGCGGTTTTAAACTTGGCGCTGGCATGGCAGAAGTACAAGCGGCACAGCAAAAGCGTGACATTGAACTCAAAGCATTGCAACAAGCGCAACAACGCCAGACTGAAATTGTTGAGTTGTACAAAAACCCAAAAGCAACAATAGAAAATTTTAGGCCACTATTACCTTTTTTGCCAAAAGAGCAAGCACTACAAATTCAATCAGGTTTTGAAGCGCAAACCAAAGAACAACAAGGGGAAACATTAGATATTGGTGGCAGGATATATTCAGCACTTACATCAAACAAACCAGATATTGCAAAAGGTCTGCTGATACAAAAAGCAGAAAGTTTACGAAATAGTGGTAGAGAAAAAGAAGCGGCATCTTATGATGATGCGGCAAATTTTGTGGATATAGACCCAGTTTTTGCACGAAATACTATTCTCTCAACTATGGCCCGATTGCCTGGTGGTGAACAATACCTTAAAAACGTTGACCAAGCACTCGAAACAATCAGGGCAGAGGCTGAAGCCCCATCTAAATTGTCAGAGCAAAAAGCAAAAGCTGCCCTTGCGGTACAGGTCGCAGAAAATGCTGTTGCTACTGCGCCAGATGATGTAGCCTTAGCCAAAGCAAAAAGAGAATTCGAACAGGCTAAAGCTGCGAAAGAAGCAGTTGATGCAAAGTATGCAGAACGCATAGCAGTTGATGCCATTATCAAACGTGCTGCAGATTTAAATTTAACAAAATCACAAACTAATAAAGTTTTAGTTGAAACCAGAAACCTCACTGAAACTGGAAAGATGCTTAAACTTGATTATGAGGCCGCAGTAAAAGGTGTCCCATTGCCAAGCAAAAATACAGGTGCAAATGTAGGTAATGCCACAGAAGATGAACGCAAAGCCGCTGGTTGGTTGTCACAGGCAGATAATGCTTATAAAAATATGTTAAGTGCGATGTATACAAAAGAGGGAAAACGCACAGGTGCAGAAGAACCCGGAGTGGGAGAAGCAATTTTTGGCAATATAGCGCGTGGTGCTGATCGCCAAAATTTTGTGCAAGCGGCTAGTTCCTTATCTGAGGCATTACTGCGTGCGGCAACTGGGGCTGGTGTCAATGCGGACGAAGCAAAGCAAAAGCTGGAGGAATTAACACCACTGCTTACTGATGGGGCGGCGGTAGTGGGGCAAAAATTAGCCGCAATTCCTGTTTACTTGGATTCTTTAAAAGCGCGAGCAGGTAGGGCGGCTCCAACAGATTACAGAATACCAACAAAGGAAAGCGTAACTGCGGCAAAAGAAATAACCATAACAGTGGGTGACAAAACCTTTAGTTTTCCAACACAAGATGCTGCTGATGCTTTTAAAAAAGCCGCCGGGATTAACTAATGGCAACAGACTACGAAGCACTTGCAAAGCAGTTTGGTGGTACGGCAGTGACTGCGCCAAAAGCAAATGAGCCATTTCGAGTTGAAATTGGTGGCGTTCCTTTGTTTGCCGAAACTGCTGGAGGTTCTATAACACCACCAGAGGGTTATAAATTATTACCGATGTCGCTTGCTGATAATCAGCCACCAGGAACTTATTTTGATAAGGCGACAAGTGCTTTTTTTACGCCATCTACACAAGCAAGCCAAGTAGTACAACCCCAAGCTAAACAAGCCGTTGACTTGGACGCACTTGCGGTTCAATTAGGTGGAAGAGTAGAAGAAGCAAGAGAACCATCAACAACAGCAACAGGTCTTGCTGGTGCGGCAACTAGGGGCGTGGCGTTACCTGCGGCTGGGGCAATGCTTGGCGCGGCTATGGGTGCGCCTTTTGCTGGCGTTGGAGCCATTCCTGGTGCTATTGCTGGTGCTGGTGCGGCTACCCTAGCAGGTTTGATTGGCGATCCAATTATTAGCGGTGTAAATACTTTTTTCGGCACAAAATACACTTTGCCAACAGATGCGCTTGAAGATTTGTTGACCCGTGTGGGTGTTGCTCAACCTCGCACCGCCGCAGAGCGCATTGTGCAAACCACAGCGGCTGGCGCAAGTGGTGGTGCTGGTGGTGTTGCATTGGGTAAAGCAGTGGAAGCCGCCGCCGCAGGTCCGGTAACCCGTGAAGTTGGGCGGATGATGGCAAGCACGCCAGGGTTTCAAACACTCACTGGGGGCACGGCTGGGGCGGCTGGTGGTATTGCAAAAGAAGCTGGGGCTGGGCCTGTTGGTCAGATTGCCGCAACTATTGGTGGGGCATTAGTACCTTCAATTCCAGCGGCAACGAGGGCTGTAACACAACAAGTTGCAAAACAAATTGCCCCAGCGGGTGCTGGAATTCGTGAGCGTATTGAACCAGTAACCATTGAACAACTACGTCTTGGTTATGATGCGCCAATTGCGCCAACGACCAAAGAATCTTTGCAAAGTATTGTTGCAACTGTTGGTGAAAAAATTTCACCACAACAGTCAGCAACGTTGCGAAAAGTAATCACCCAAAACCCTGATTCAGTTGAATTAGTAAAGTACAGGTTATCAGGCACACAGGCCGTGCCAGACAATGAAGCCGCATCAGCCATAAAGCAGGGCTGGAAAGATGGCACGATAGCCAGTATCAAGGCCGCATCTGACAAAGACCGTCAGGCCATGACGAAGATGCTTAACATCTTTAAGATGGGCGAAAAGAACGAAAAGTTCCGCGCTATAAATCGTGCCGCTGATATTTTGGGTGACACAGTTCAAACAAGAATTGATTTTTTAGATAAAGCCAATAAAACATCAGGCAAGGCCATTGATCGGATTGCTCAAACTAGACTGCGAGGCCAGTCAGTTGATTTTGACCCGGCTGTTAACACATTTTTGGACGACCTTGGTTCTATTGGTGTCAAGGTGGAAATAGGCCAAGGTGGACTTGCTAAAGTTAACTTGCAAGGCTCACGCATTGAAGGTGATTTAGGTGCAGAGAGACTGCTAAACATTGTTTTGAAACGACTTAGTAAAACTGATGCGCCAGATGCTCTTGGTGTTCATGATGCCAAGCGTTTCATTGACACCCAGGTCAACTATGGCAAAAAGAACTTAGCCAATCCTTTGACTGCTGAGGCTGAAAAAATTGTAAAGAATTTGCGCCGAAACCTCAATCAATCACTTGGTGACAGGTTTCCTGTTTACAAAGCCGCCAATGAAAAGTATGCTGACACAATCACTGCCCTTGATGACTTACAAAAAGCCGCAGGAACACAGATTGATTTTGATTCCGAAAATGCCAATAAAGCCCTTGGTGTGGCAATGCGTAAGTTAACCAGTAACTACGGCACAAGGGCAAATCTAATTGATGCCCTAGACAAAGCCAATCAAACATCCACAAAATATGGCATGAAGATTGATGACGATGTTGTTAACCAGTTGATTTTTGTCAATGAACTTGATCGTATGTTTGGTGCGGCGGCACAGACATCACTAAAGGGTCAAGTAGCTGAAGCCATGGAAACTGGTGTTGAAATTGCCCGTGGTAGATTTGCACAAAGAGCATTTGAGTTACTTGCTGAAAAGGCAGAGAATCTGCGTGGTGTCAACAAAGAAAACGCAGTCAAGGCAATGGAAGAACTACTGAAGCGTAGAGCAGGTCAACCTTGACATACAGGAGAATAAATAAATGTCAGCACTATCAGTAGAACCACCATACCCAGCATTTGCGGATTCTGATGGACAACCTTTGGAAGATGGCTACATCTGGATTGGCACTGTCAACCTGAACCCGATCACCAACCCGATTGTTGCCTATTGGGATTCAGCACTAACGATCACTGCTGTCCAACCCATCCGCACAAGTGGGGGTTACCCTGTCTACCAAGGCACACCAGCACGGATTTATGCGGCAAGTGATTACTCCATTCAGGTGCAGAACAAAAACGGCACGGTGGTCTATACCTCGCTGAACGGTAATGCTTTTGGCGGGGGTGCAGTAACATCAAATGCCACAGGTACAGGGTCACAGACAATTTTTACTGTTACATCAAAACCCGTTGCAGTCTATATAAATGGTGTATACCAAAATCAAAACACATATACTTTTGCTGGTGGCAATGTCACATTCACACAAGCACCACCATTGAACACTATCATTGAATTTGTATTCTGAGG